AAAGGTTCTCCCGCCGCATGCGCCATTCAGCATCCTTCTGGGCCAACCCCAACCTGGCGGTCCCACGGCCATAGCGATCGTTGATCCGGTCGATCGCCTGCATCAGCCCGTCGTCCGGCGCCTCCATAACGTCGAACAGCGATGCCGGGGCAGATCCAGGGGGCGCCAGATCGAGCAGCAGCACGCCAGCCTTGCGCCAGCCATATCCATCTCTCCAGATGCGCTCGAAGATCCGCAAGACGGCGGCAGTGATGTCGCGGGTGTCTGACGTTGGCCGGTGGAACGTCGCAGAACCTGATACTGACTTCTGTGGCAAGTCCTGCGCGAACGGGTCGGTCCGGATGAATAGCTGCACAGCGCCTGCCACCTGACCGGCATGACGCACCTTTTCCGCCGCACGCTCGGCAAAGCTCATCACGGCATCATGGACCTGGCCCTTGTCGAAGATGGCCGTGCCGAAGGTGCGAGAACAACAGGTCGTCTGTTTCGGCGGCGGCTGGTCTTCCAGCGCGTGGCAGACGAGGCCGCGCAGCTCGTGGACGGTTCGAAGGCCGACGATACCCATTCGCTGGCGCACCCAGCCGTCCTGAGCGTTGGCGAGGTCGTGGGCTGTGCGGATGCCGCGCTCCTCCAGCATAGCGCTCCAGCGGCGCCCCACTCCCCAGACATCGCCGATCGGCGTTTTGCGTAAGGCCGCCTCGATCCAGTTTGGGTGATGCACCAGGTCCAGCACGCCGCCGGCCTTTGCCGACTTCTTCGCAAGCCGGTTGGCCAGCTTGGCCAGGGTCTTGGTCGGGCCCACGCCGACGGACACCGGAATTCCTGTCCATTGTAGGGTCGTTTGCCGAAGATCACGGCACCATTCGGTCAGGTCCGCCACGGCCAAGCGGTCGAGATCCAGGAAACACTCGTCGATGCTGTAGATCTCATGCCCGGGGGCATTCGACCCCAGAACGCTCATCACGCGTTCGGATATGTCGCCATAGAGGGCGTAGTTGGATGAGCAGACGGCAATGTTATGCTCCTCGATCTGTTTGCGGATCTTGAACAGCGGCGCGCCCATGGCGACACCCAGCGCCTTCGCCTCATTCGACCGTGCGATGACGCAGCCATCGTTATTCGAGAGAACCACGACCGGCCGTCCCCGCAAGCGCGGCTGGAAAAGCCGCTCACAGGACGCATAGAAGTTGTTGCAGTCTACCAGCGCAAAAGTGGCCATCAGCGGCCACAGTGACGCCGGATACTATGGGTCACCACGCCCCAAATCTCGCAGTCGCCATCCACGAGCGGCAATGACGGATACGCGCTGTTTTCGGCAACCAGGTGCCAGTTCCCGTCGACTTTCCTAAGACGTTTGACGGTGAGCTCGCCCTGCAGGATAGCAATGACGATGTCGTCAGGCTGCGGGGTGACGCCACGGTCGATGATCAACAAGTCGCCATCAAAGATCCCCGCGCCACGCATCGACTCCCCTGACGCCCGCACGAAGAACGTAGCCGCTGGCCGGCGCACAAGATGCTCGTTCAGGTCGAGCTTGCCCTCGATGTGGTCATCCGCCGGGCTCGGGAAACCGGCCGGCACTGTGGAGGTAAACAGCGGCAGTTCCAAAGAGGTTGGATGATCGACAAGGCGCAGCACGTTTCATGTTCCTGGATGAATAGAACATAGTAAGAACATTCTGCGATTGATTCGTCAATCCGCCGTAGGCAGTGCGTCTGCGAATACCGCGTCCCGTTGCGCCGCCCACGGCATGTCCGCGATGGCCGACATATCCTTGAGCGATACCGCCGGTGATGTCCGCGCAATCAGGATCTGCTCCAGCACGGCTGGCGCAAGATAGGCCAGTTTAAGGGTGCGACGTATGAATGACGGAGCCACATCCTCAGTTCGGGCCAGATCCTCGATGGTGGCGGACTGGCCGCTTTCCAGCCTGCGCCGCCAGCTCCATGCCTTGGCGATCGCCTTCAGGATGTGCGGGTCCACACCGCCATCATTAGCCGGCACAACATCCGCGGGCGGCACAATCTTCGGCCGACCGTTGCGCTTGCGGATGGTGAGCGGAATGAAGACCGTGATGGAAGCCGGAGCTTGGCTCATGCGGCCTTCTCCATTTGGCGCGGTGCCAGCATGTCACGGATCACCGAGCTGAGCCCTGCAGTGCGAAGATCAACCGTCAGCCCCTGCTGACTCACGGTGACACGCTGGACGAGTAGCCGGGCAATGCGGGCCTGTTCGGCAGGGAACAGTGTCTCCCAAAGGGTATCAAAGTTTGCCAACGCGGCGACGACATCATTGCCATCGGTTTCGGGATTGTCCGCCTTGAGTGCTGCCGCTGCCTGCGCCGCGACTTCGGGGGTCCGCATGAGAGCCCGGACCTGCTGCATAACGGCAGCTTCCACCATGCCCGCGTTGAGCCGGACATAGCTGTCACGGCCTTCACCGGCACGGTTCCGGATAGCATCCATCGACGTGTAGTAGCGGTAAAGGCGGCTGCCCTTCTTGGTCATGGTCGGCGTCATAGCGACGCCGCTTGTCGTGAAGATTAGCCCCTTCAGCATCGCCGGGGTCTTGGCCCGGGTGTTTGCTGCGCGCTGGCGCGGGCTCTCTTGCAATATGGCGTGCACCGCATCCCAGAGCTGATGGTCGATGATACCTTGATGCTCACCGGGATAGCTCGTGCCCTTATGGACCGCCTCGCCGAGATAAAGCCGGTTGCGGAACAGCTTGTAGAGGAACCCTTTGTCGATCGGCTTGCCGCGCTTGCTACGCACATCATTGGCGACCAGTTCACGGGTCAGCAGCGTGGCCGAGCCCAGCTCGGTGAACCGTTGAAACACGGCCCGAACCTGAGCGGCTTCGGCCTCGTTGACGACCAGCTTGCGATCGATGACGTCGTAACCCCAAGGTACGAATCCACCCATCCACATCCCCTTGGCGCGGCTGGCAGCGAACTTGTCGCGGATGCGCTCCCCGGTGACCTCGCGTTCAAACTGGGCGAACGACAGCAGGATGTTCAGCGTCAGCCGGCCCATCGAGGTAGTGGTGTTGAACGCTTGCGTCACCGACACGAAGGTCACGTTGTTGCGGTCGAAGGCCTCGACCAGCTTGGCAAAGTCCATTAGCGAGCGCGACAGGCGATCAATCTTGTAGACGACGATGACGTCGACGAGCCCCGCATCCACGTCTTCCAGCAGGGCCTTGAGGCCGGGCCGTTCGAGCGACCCGCCTGAATATCCGCCGTCGTCGTAGCGTTCGCGCATGCAGACCCAGCCCTCGGCGCGCTGGCTGGCGATATAGGCCTCGCAGGATTCCCGCTGCGCATCGAGGCTGTTGAACTCCATGTCCAACCCTTCCTCGCTGGATTTGCGGGTATAGACGGCGCAGCGCAGACGGCGCGGTGTTGCTGTCTCCTTCATGCTGCACCCCTCTTGTTTTCGCGCAGGCCAAAGAAGCGGTAGCCGTTCCACTGCGTTCCGGTGATGTCGCGGGCGATGGCCGACAGGGACTTGTAGCGGCGGCCCTGCCAGTCGAAACCGCCCTGAAGGACCGTGATGACATGCTCCACGTCGTTCCATTCGCGTACCAGCCGGGTGCCGATGACCGGGTTGCGGGGGTCGCTGATTACCGTGCTCCGGACCTTCTTGCCTTCGACCTCGTCGGCCAGCGCATCCAGCAGCCGGCTAACAGGCTTCGGCAGACCGCCATAGGTCAGTTCCTGGATCCGATAGGCCAGTCGCTGCTCGAGAAATGTCCGGCTGTTATTAGGCGGCGTTGATCCCATCAGCGTCTGCCATTCGGATTTCAGTTCATTGACCGTCATGGCCTTTAGGCGCGCCAGCCTTGCCAGCACCGGCCCGTCGTCTTGATGTTGCATTATCGTCCTCCTTTGCGGGCCTTGTGCCCAGGACGACTGACGCTCTTGCTGGCCGGGATAGCGAGCGAACTATCTCCGCTGTCAGCAGATATAGAACTGGACTGTTCGCGCATGCGCTGAATGCCGGCTGCCAGAATGCGGCCCAACTCGGCAAGCCGAGCTTCAGCGCTCATTTGGTCCGGATGGAACGGGTTCGGGGTCTTCACTTGTGGGTCTCCGTCTCTCGCTCGGATGTGCCGAACGATGGTGCTGAGACGGAAAAGCCAGACGCCCGAAGGCAACGGGACACCGATGGAAACCGAGAGAACAGCAATCGGTCAAAAAGTTCGGGCGTGACCCTAGGTCATTTTTGACCGGGGCACCTTATGCTCCTTATACGACTTAACGTTGATCATAGTTACATACGTCCTGATTCAGGAGACACTCTTGCCTCTCCGGTAGAGGCGGTAATGACCGTAGCCCTGGGGTTAAATATGTCCCCGGGTCGACCCTTGTGCATTCGACTCAACGGGCCCATTTACCGGGCATGGAGATTGCGAATGACTGACACGAATCAAGACGAAACAACGACAGATAAGGTAGCACCGGAGAAGAAGTCCCGGAAGTCCCCCGCTAGCCAGAAATGGGGTGCGAAGGTCATGGATAGCGGGTTTTGCATGCTGCCATCCCTGTTGCTGCGAGCGCAGCGCCGTCTGCACCTGAACCCGACACAATTGGCGGTACTGATCCAGATCGTGGATCACTGGTGGGATGCTGGACGCAAACCCTATCCGAGCAAGAAGGAGTTGTCTCAGCGGCTCGGCATCGGCGAACGCCAGATCCAGCGTTACCTAACAGATCTAGAGGACGAAGGCCTGATCAAGCGCATTCCGCGCTATGCAGACCACAAGGGCCGTATGTCGAACATGTACGATTTGCAGGGCTTGGTCGACAAACTCACCGAACTTGAACCGGACTTCCGCGAAGCCCGCAACCAAGCACGCCAGAGCCGTCAGAAGGCTGCCAGTCTTGGCTTCAAACGGCGCGGAGCGGAAGCCGAGGCCGGCGAAGCCGCCTAACACACGCTGAAATCTCGCATTTTTAAAACTGCCTCAACGGGAAAGCACGCGCTTTTCCGAACCACCGATCTCGTCCCTTTAAAACCCCCAAATGGAGTCCCCGACTATGAATGTTGACCCCTCTAATCCTTCCCTGGTTCAGGTCCCCGGAAAGCCGCACACGAGTGCTTACCGGCTCAAGAAAATCCGGCGCCTTTCCGCCGCAAACGATGGCGGCGATAATGCGCCTGTCACTAGTGGTGGCATGACCGGTGGCGAGCCTGAATGGCGCTGTACTGAGTGCGGTAAGCTCCTGGGTGTCGCTAACGGAAACCAGCTGCACATCCGCGTTCAGAAGCACCGCGAGTATCTGGTGGGGTTCCCGGTTACCGCGAACTGCCACGGTTGCGGCACCCTGAACAAGAAGTCCGCTTGCTAGCTTAGCGACAGACTTACCCGAACATCCCCGAAACGAGAGGCGCTTGACGCCCTGATCTGGCCAGTAGGAGGCGCTCGACGCCCGGCCGTCAGGCTGGCGTCAAATGCCCTCCTCGTGGCACGAATTTCACCAACACCTCGTTCAATCGTCTTCCACCCTCAACTTCCAGCGCGGCTTCGCCACGGTGTGCAACCGCCACCGCGGATTGACCCGTTTTGCGGACCCGGCGGCATTGCTGGACCACCTGCATCGCGGCGATAGCTCGCCCGATCAGAAGAACCTGCTCCTCGGCGATCTGATAAAGGGCGCCAAGGCCAATGACCGTGCCGGGGACTGTGCTCTCACGCTGATGCTACTTGCGCTGTGGCCCGGACTTGACGGCGTCTTTCGTCGGTCA